TGTTTCCACTTCCGTCCACTATGACATCGAAATTGTTGGTATTGAATGAACTCGCTACCGGGAACTTGGTAGAATGGGCTTCGTTACCATGAGGAAGAGGAGTAAGAGAGGTAGGTGCTCCTACCACTCCTGAGTAGTTTACAGAATTGGCGATAAATGCCTTAGTCACGGTAGTATCTTTTTCAGTATCACAAGTTCCCGTCCCGCTTCCAGTACAGCATGACCAAGGAGCACCAATGGCAGTACAGGAGGCATTTGCAGCAGTAGCGTACTGTGATTTAAGCATATCTCCGTTGCCTATGCCTATGTTTGCATCTACATAAGCCTTGACTGCATCTTGAGAAGGGTAGAGGGTTGCAGAAGGCGAACCACCGCCTAATGTCACATCTGTGGATTTGTTGGCAAGGACTTCGTAGATACCAGAACCACCTCCACCTATAGCTGTTTCCAGTTCATCAAACTTACCCGCCGTTATGACATTGGCGACAAATGAATTGGCAGGCCAATCCCCTGAATGGGTAGTCCCTTCAAGGTTACGGGTTCCAATGGTAAAGGTATTCCCTGATCTTGAAGATATGGTCATGATTTCCCTTCTTGCACACTTGGTTGCAGAAGGACATGACCCTGCAAATACCACCACCCTGAAGTTGGTTGTAGGGAACGCTTCACTGTTAGTGGCGTTCGTCACTATAAATGTATCGCCTGTGGTTTCCGCATTTCCGATTATATTGTCAGAAGATATCTTGCCGTTGGCAAAGTTAGCCAAGTCCTCAAAGGCAAGAACAGTTGAAAAAGACATTACAAGCCATGTTACCAGAGTTACCCATACCGCAAATTTCTTCATTCTTTCCTCCCCTAAACTCTCAAAGTTACTTCATGTATCATCGTTGCGGTAAGTTTGATCGAGAAAGTTTCCCCGTCAAACTCTCCGGTTACTCCCTGTGCGTCTCCTGGTATCAAATCGCCCGGTAATACGTCTGTAGTCGGCATCAGATATTGCCCTCCACCACCATGTATCCAAGATTGGTATGCATCCTTACCGTCCCTGATTCGTAATAGGCTTGAAGATGCCATACTCCCGCTGTCGCCATGTCCGTTATAGAGGTCGTATAGCTTATCTTGCCGTCTGTACCGTCTGTCTTTAACCCTGCGGTGAATACCACCCTGCCTCCTAGGGGCTTCTGAAGGTGGTACTCGACCAAATCAGCCTGTGATAAGTCTACCGCTACGCCGTTTTGGTCAACGATAGTAGCTAATATTTCTATGGTGCTTCGTGCTTGGATGTTCATTCATTCACCTTCCTGTTGATTTGTTGCTGATATAGCAGATAATCTAGCCGCCATATCAACTGCGAACTTAGAACCTTCAGGTGCTTGGATACCACTTATAAACATCTTCCTGAAGGTAGGATTTTCAAAGTATAATTTCCCGAATCTGTTAGCACCAAGAGTATGAACTACTGTAACCATAGGATGAGTAAGACCCATCCATACTTTTGCAGTCAATGATGCCTGTTGAGAAGTTCCGGAAGGGTTGCCTCCAAGTTCTTCTATCTTTTTGGCTATCCTTGACCTCTCGACAAGAAGTTTAATTCCTTTTATCTCATCGGGTTTGAGAAACGCCTTCAGAGTTTCATCATCATATTTTTCTATCGCAGTAGCAAACTTATTAGGGCTGAATGATTGTTCCTCACCTGTCCTTGTCAACCTATCAAACCAAACGCTCTTAAGGGGCTTCATGCCTTCGTCACCTACTGCTGATTTTAACCTGAGTATAGATGACACATTGTTAGGCTTGATAAAATCCCTAGTAATATCTTCAGGGTTTGAATTATAAAGAATCTTTCTTGCTATCTCTTTATTTCTGAATATCTCTGCCCCAGGGACTTCCATATCCCCCTTACGGTAAAATTCTCTTGCCTTTTTCAATGCTTCAGAAACTTTTCCACCTGCCATCTCTGAAAATGACTTCACATCATCATCTATAGCATCTATCAAATCACCATATATCCTTTTTTTATTGTAATCAGTCGCCTTATTTCTTAACTGATTGAGAAAGTTCCTATCATCTACAAGTTGACTCCATGTATATGCAGGTGATTCAGTGACAACCTTTTTCCCGAATTGGTCAACAAGCGGTGATGTAGTTTTTGTTACATCTTCAGATGCTATTCCCAAGAGTTTGTTCAATGATGGTCTATGCAGATTGCCTATCTCATCAAGATATTGACTAGCAGTTTCAGCGAGATTAGTAGTGGGAACAGGTGTTTCACCCTGAACAGGTATCTTCTTGTAAATATCCTGTGCTTTCTTGAACCATGTTTTTGAGCGTTCAGCAGCTTTTTCAATAGCTTCTTTACCTGCTACTGAGGCATCATCAGCAGTACCAAAGAAATTAGACTTCAAGCCTTCCTTGTACCTTTCCATCCCCCCTTGAACACCTTTAATAAACTTTTCGCCTCTCCCTGCTGATGATATTTCTCTTTTCAACCCACCTTCAAGCAATGCCCAAGGTTTAGTCTGTTTTATTTCTGCTATAGAAATAGGTGTTCCAGTTTCCTCTGCAACTCTTAATCTATTAAGTTGGTCGGGTGTCAATGACTTCGGTAATGGCTTACTCAGGGCTGATGTGATAGTAGGAATAGCTCCTGCTATAGCCCCTCCTACTGCTGCATTTCTTACGTTCTCTCCAAGTGATGCCGTCTCGGTGGGTTGGACAAATCCAAGCCCTGCTCCCGTTGCAGCACTCAACCCTATTCTTGCCAATCCTGTAGTGCCACCTGCTCCTGGTATTGCCATAGCAGGTGCAATATTGCCTAAAAATCTTCCCGCCCCTGTTGCAGTATCACCTTTGCCATAACTTTCAAATGTCTGCTTTTCTTGATTTATATAATCAGTGTAAGCCTGTGCTGCCTTTTCAGGTGCAATGCCTGTAGCTTCTGCTACCTTTAAGGCAGTCTGTTTAATGCCTTGCCCTACTTCAACAAATCCCCTTCCCATACCTATTCTTGCACGTTCCCACCAAGGCATCTTGGAAAATGCTTCTGCTTCGGGATTTTTGAATTCTTTCTTGTCTCCCATAGACTTTATAAGATCAGATACTTCTTTTTCAGTAGGAGGTCTATCCCCTTCTATCTCATAAGATTTGCCAGTAGCATTATCTGTAACGTCATAAATAGCCATTATCTTCTCCTAATGGTAAATCCAGTTCCCCCTTGGACAGTAGAAGGAAATAATGGATTTTTCTCTGACCAATCGGCTATGTAAGAATCAAACCCCTGCATAGTTCCTTTCTTGTCCAGCCACTCAGTAGCTTTTTTGGCTACATCAATTTGGCGTTTGGCAAGTTTCTTCCACGAAGAAATTATTTCCTTATTACCTTCCACTGTCTTTTCAAGTCCAGGGGTCATACCCATCAAGAATTCTCTGTCTTTATCTGACAGTTGACCCGGCATACCCGCCCCTTCACCAGTATTTCTCAGTTGCAATGCAAGTTGTGAAGTAAATGCCTGTACCGCCTGTTTTGCTCCAATATTTGGGTCTATATTTACGCCGAGTGATTTTGCCCATGCTGCTACTACAGTAGCAGCAGGGGTTATCTTGCCTGTTGTAATTCCTTCAAGGTTCTTTTCTATCGTACTAAGAGTACCCATTGTTCCTCTTGCCTTGTTTGCACCCTCTTGGAATTTCCCGTAGCTTTCGCCCAAGTATTCTCCTATTTTCCCCTGTTCCTTCTTTTCCCGTTCTACGGTTACAGTTGTCTTAGGTGCGCCTGCTGCCTTACCTTTGTTTAAAAGTTCCAAGGCTGCTAAAGCCTTTTGTGCATCAGGGGTTGGATTATTGTTTGCATCCCTTTCCTGTGCAAGCAAAGCAAGAGTTGTTTCTGTCGGATTCTTCTGGTTCTCAGGCTTATTCAGTTCCGTTGCTAAATCCTTGCCAACACTTTCATCAAGGGCATACACTTCACCCACATAATCGGGGCTGACCTGTCCGGTTCTGATGTTCTGTGCAAGACCACCCGCAAGCCCTGTGTTGGCTGCTTTTTCCCTTGCCTGTTTCTCTTTCTGCTGTGCTTCCCACTGGGTTTTAGCGTCCACAATCTTATTGCCTAGCATCTTAACCTTGTCCTGAAGACCTGCTAAAGTCTGTTGTGCCTGTTCAGCATCCTTGCCTTTTATCTGATTTGTCTGTAGACCTTGCTGTATCTGGTTTATCTGTTCGACAGTATCGTTTAATGTCATCTCAGCAAGTTTCTTAGATTCATCATAGCTTTGAGATATATCCAATATCCCTTTCTTTTTAATCCCCTGCTTAATGAACTCAGTATTGCCAACCGTGATTATCCCACCTGCCTGTCTTGCCTTGTCTATAAGGTAGGTTTTCACCGAAGGCGATAGGTCTTTGGTAGCCACATCAATAGGCTCAAGGGTGTTATTCCATGCCTGTTCCTCTTCGGCTTTCTTCATCTCAAGGTCAAACTTCCTCTTCTTCATCGCCATCTCTTCGGCGTTCTGGGCTTCTATGAGGTTGTTCCTCTTGATTGCGGCGTATCCCTGTGCCACCTCGCCTAGTCCTGCAAGAGCAGAACCTACCCCGTATAAGGTATTGCCTCTCATCTATATGACCTCCCCATTGGAACGGATATAGGGTTTCTTCCCTAACAATTCAAAGACTTTAAGCCATCCTTTAGCGATAGGCTTGAAGTAGACTCCTACCCTTCCTTGACCGTAGAAATACTTCCCGTAGGAAACCATCGGTCCTGTCATCAGGATTCTGACTATCCACTTGACCGTTTTTGACTTTCTCATCCAAGGAACTATCCTATCTGCTATCCGGTAGTAACCTCTGCGGTTGGTATCGTTCATGTGCTCGTCACGATAGCGTCTGACTATTGGGAGAAGCCCTTCATAGGCTTCTATGAAGATGAAACAACACCCACCACCGCCCTTTTGATTTTCTTCCTGTTTATCTAGACTCTCCTTCTGAAGCTGAACCATTCTTGTCTGGACTTCAAGCTGTTTGCCCTGCGCTACCTGTTCCTTCCTCTGCTTGACCGCCTCTGAAGCCTGCATCCCTCCCACTTCAAGACCTGCCCCGTAGAGTCCAGCCCTTGCCTGATCGGTCATTTTAGTTCCGGTAACTGCCTCGTTCTGTTTCATGAACTGACCGAGATTGCGGAGGTTCAGGGTGTAGTCCCCGAACTTCACCGGAGGGAGGGTAAAGCTGGGTTGCCAGTTATCAGTATTGGATGTGGGAGGGATATTCGTAATATTTCCCACAGCAGTATTGATTGTCTGCTCAGGAGGCTTCTGGTTCTCAGGGGTAGTGTAAGGATTTGGTACAGCGTAAAGACTTGGTTTTATGTTCGATAAAGACTGACCTGGTTTAACCATTTAACCCCACCCTTTCTCGCCAAAGATTGAATTGAATATACCGCCCATGACTCCTCCTAGAAGCATTGCCCATGGTCCTAACCCTGCTCCTGCCTCTGCCCCTGCGGTAGCTCCTGCTACTGTTCCAGCAGTAGTCCCTGCCACTTCGGGTAAAACTGCCCCTGGTGCTCCGGCAAGGTAGGGGGTAAGCATTGCTCCTGTTTCTGCTACCGCCTCTGAACCTGCGGTATAGGGTGCTACTGCTGATAATCCCGTTAAAGAAGGTGCAGCATTTATCGAAGCTGGTGCTGATAATGCGATATTCCCTGCATTTGTTCCTCCTGATACAGAGGTAATCGGCGCAGATAAAGGTGTTGCTTTAGGTGCGTTCATCAGGGAATACAGACTCAATCCCAGCTTGCCTGCCCCTGTTAGACTGTTCACCCCTCCGGCTATGTTCTGATTAGCCTGCTGTTCCTTCATCTGTTCTTCCTGCAAGTCCATGCGTCTTTCTTCCAATCCTAGCTTCTCCGCAGAAAGGGCAGTTTGTTCCTTGGCGTTTCTTATCCTGTTGGCAAACTCAGCATCCCTAGCCAGTTTTTCTGCTTCCTGCGCCATTCCGGGCTGACTCCATGTCTTGACCATCTCCTGAGTGGGAGACATCCCGGTTCGGGCTTGATAGTCCTGAATCCTTTTGCTTAAATCAGCAAGACCGCCTAAAGGTAAGTTTGCCATATTATCTCCTATGCTCCCTGTCTTCCTTGAAGACTCCGTTTATCCCTACGAGTTCACACCCTGTTATCTCGTTGTTCGTGATGGTTTCCCATTCTATTGAGTGATACACCTTCTCCCCGAAATTGACTCCCAAAACCTCGCTTGTGAGCCGGTGTCCTACCTTGTTCATGGACATGGTGTAGGACTTACCTGATTCCTCGGTATCCCCGTAGAGGGTTATCTTCATAGCCCTTGCGGTGTTATTCTTCGCTACAGCCTTCAGTTGGAGATAGGTTATGGTAGTTTCCATGTTAGGGGAAAGCATGATGTCAGCGGTACGACCACGGCATACGATATCCTCTCCATCCCACGAATTGCCGTATTCAAGCCTCTCCACATACCCTGTATCTATAGAGCCGTACATATACTGGTTCCCGTAGGTATCGGCTACTTTAGCCATGCTCTGAAGATATTTCACGTCCCTTTTGATTTCAAACCATCTGTTCCTTTTAAGGTCATAGACCCACTCGTTATTCAGGACTGAGGAACTTCCCGTAGCGAAAAGGAAGTGATACCTGTTTTTAGTGGGGTCTATCTTCCCGAAAGACCGTGCTATCATCGAGGGATTGATTTTAAGCGTCTGAGTCTTGTCGAAGAAGTTTGAGATATCTTCGGTGATCGGGACCACTGTAGAACCGTCAAACAGGTAGATTGCCTCAGAACCCTGCCATATCGCCACAGGACGATAGGAACCTGCTACGTTGACTATGGAGGTATCAAACGTCAGGGGAGCTACGCATCCGTCAGTGTTGAATATCCTCTTCTTTTCGTAGTTCTCAGGAGAAGAGCCGGTCATAATCCAGACTTCAGAAGCCTTGCAGATTACCTTTATATCGTAGAGATTGGAACCCAACTGGGCATACAGACTCCCTCCTGCGGTGATTGGTGCTTCATCCCCGAAGTAGATTGTCGCAGAATCCTCCCCGTTGGCTACACAGTGAGTCTCGGCTTTTAAGGCTACAATCTCATTCTTTCTTTCTGCGTTGTTACAGCACAGGAAAGCACGGTTATGATCCATGAACGAGAAAGAGTAAGCCCCTATCTGTTTGGGTGCAGGGATTCCCCCAACAAAGGCTAATCTGATTCCAGTAGACAGGGTTGCGCTATAATCCAACCTGTAGTAGAACAACTCAGAACCACCGTCATAACTCTTCCTGAACTCGCTTGAAGCCGCAGGGGGTTGCCATGTGATAAACCCTCCCTTGCCTATGGAGATGCCTGCGTTTACCGTTCCATCGTCTGCGGATACAGGAGTAAAGGCAGAGCCGTTCCAGTAGTTCAACGTCAAGACAGTATCAGCCGTGGTGTTCACATAATCTTCAGCAAGACCGAAATACAGACCCGAAGCCCGTTCATCCAGTCCTACTAGGAGGTAACCTGTAGATGTTTCTACTGAATCTAGTTTGGCGTATGTCGCCCCGTCTGTAGAGGAGTAGGTATCTGAAGCAACGTTCACCGTATAGTCTATGAACTTGCCTCCCTTGTATATCTTGAAGGACATACATTTCCTCAACTGACCATCCCAGATATCTTCAAGTGCCTGAAAAGGAGCCTTGACTGTCACATGAGAGACTTCCGTGGTATCGTCCAATGAGTAGAACACGAACTTATACCACTTGATTAGAGTACTGTCTATAATCTTCAGTTCAGCCAATCCCTCTGTGGAAGTGAAGGATATCGAACCTGTCTGAGCCAACGTCTTTGCAGAAGACACCGTACCATCTGTAAGTGTCATACTCATCCATGAATCCCCATCCCAGTAGTAACCTTCGGTGACTTTTGCATAGGCTGAAGTGTTTGGAGTTTTCATGTAGAACTTTACTGCTTCCAAATCTACTAGAGAACCCACATATACAGTACAGTTCTTTAAATCCCCATAAGCAACTGCTCTTGGAATGAAATTAGACGTATGCCTGCATACCCCATTGGATACCCTGAACTCGTCAATGTAGCAAGCTCCTCCATATACGGTTGTCTGCTGAACGTATCCTATATACACAGGTTGGTCGTAATTTGAAGGTCTGCTCGTATCGGTAGTCGAAGCCGCCAGGATACCGTCTACGAAGATATAGTAGTTGTCCCCGTTTTCAGACACTTCTATGTGATGGAACACGTCAGGGGTGATAAAATCTGAAGTGAACAGCCCTACCGTAGTAGTTCCAGAAGAGTTAATAAGTAAATCTACCACATAATTATTCCCTGCTACTTTCATCATGGAAATGATGATATTGGTATTCGCTCCTGCCGTCTTTTGACTATAAAGTGTCTTTGTCCCTGTAGATGAAGAGGGTATATACACTACCCATTCAAGTGTCCAGACCCCTCCTGAGAAGTTGAAATCTGCATGATCGGGGATTGAAAGTCTAGCATTTGTCCCGTTGAAGTAAGCACTATGGGTTCCAAACTTCTTTATTGAAGTCGAAAAAGTAACGTTATTATTTGTGACTGTATGTGCCGAAGCACTAGAATCCGTCACATTATTATCAAGATGAAGCAGGGTCTTGGTATAGGAATCTATTGTTTCGGTGACACTTCTCATGATAGCGGTATTCAAAGGATCATCAAAGGTATTGTTGACCTGTTCGGTGAAGTCGTACTTGAACGACTCGTCCTCTGCGATTATCTTAAATGCTGCTACACGGGATTCATCACCCTTCCATTGCATCGTTTCCTTGCCGTTACAGTAAATCATCGCCCCATCGGGTGCGTTGGAGAACCTTCCTATGTCTGCTCCGGAAGCGTCCGTATGGAGTTCTGTAGCCTCAAAATCACCCTGACTGGGGATGGCAGCCTTGTTCTCCCAAACAACTCCTTCCGCATTGACAAGAAGGTGAGACTCTACAGGCTGTGCCTTCTTGAAGTGAAACATATTCCTTATGGTCGTTATCGTGGCTGAGTTGATCTTCTCCATTCCCGATACCGCTTTAGGATGGGTGTCAGTATACGCCATGTTCTCTAGTACCTGAAAGTTGTTACCTATAGCCGCAGGGTCATTGGATTTGATTACCTGCCCGTTTAAGGGGATATTGAAACTCTTTTCAGGCTTGTTCGCCATTATTCAACCCTCTGCTGCCAGTACTGGGTTTTCTGGTTATTCGTGTAAATCTCATTCGCCCTTGAGACTTCAGCTTTAAACATCTTAAAGTAAGTATCACCGAAATCGGGTTCCCTATCCCTGTACTTGTAAAGGAAAGCTGCATAAGCCACTATCCCGTTCATGAACTGAGGTTCTATCATGTACACCCCGTAGTCGTGATATACGGGTGGTGGCATTTGAGTGTAATGAACGGTTATCACATGGCTTGCCGTGGTAGGAGAAGGGTCTATTACGAGTTCCTTCCTAGGAAGGCATTGTACGGTGTATTCATCACCTTCAGTCCATCCCCCATCAGGGCGACCCTCAAACATCGCCGTGGTCAGTTCGGTATCTGATACTTTGGATATGACAAGACCACTTCCCCCGTCTGTCTTGTTGTGAATCATATCCCTTGAAGCTACTCCCATCTCTCCCGTACCACCGCCGAAGTCTGCTCCACCATCTACCAGGGAAGCTAGGTGTCCTGAAGCATCACCATTCTGTGTGGCTGCTCCTGCCTTGGCTGCCTCTAAAGAGGGTTTGATTCTTATGGTGAAGGTATCGGGTACGAGTTGTGCCGCCTTATGGGTGAAGATTATCTCGCTTTCCCTTGTCTGGACAGGGAAGTAGATGTCAGTTCCTATTGAATACTTAATGACATACTCCCTTTCCTCGTTGGTGAGATAGAGTTTCAGGAAGTCGGCATTGAGGTAATACGAACTCTGAGAAGCCGCTACAGTAATCGTCTGAGAGGTTTTAAGGCAGTCTGTCCTAGAAACAAACTCAAGTACTGCCCTGTCGAGGTAATCGTAGCTTGTCCGGGGATTCAGAAAGTCAGAAGTCGTTGACATATTAAGCAACTCTCTCAGAGTCCGTATCGCAGTTCTGCCGTCCATCTATTTCTCCTTATGGTTGAACCTTATATGCGCCTGTAAACCTGCATTTGACTTCGCCACATACCCACATACCGTACAAACGAAATCATTTTCATTAACCGTGCCGACTCCCAACGGCTCATAGGTCTTGGGGTCAAGTTCCGTCTTCCCGTCCATAGACCACACTCTTTCTTCGTCATCCACACGAAACGACCTGTTCCCTACAAACAGGATTCCCATGAGTCCTCCATTTCTCGTATTCCGCTTCTAAAGCGTTCCAGACCAATTCGGGTCTGAGATATGACATACATATGCTTTGGTCGAACTCCTTGTCCTTTTCGCAGATATCGGTATCGAACAGGAGCCGGTAGCATGGCTGGCACTCCACGCCGGATTGTATATCGGTGCAGTTCAACCAGTTCTTAGAAAGATTGGTAGGTGATGCGGCAGAGTGGAGGAGAATCTTCGGGGTAGTGAAGCACCCTGCCGCATGGAGTAATCCCGTATCAGGGCCGATGACCAGATCGGAAAACTTGGTCATTATAAGGGACTTCCTGATATTCCACCTACCAGCCTTGTTTATCGAACGGGGATGATCAAATTCAATCAACTCAGTGACCGTATCTCCTAACGTGATTATGACCGCATCTTCATGCTTGTTAAGGAAAGCCCTTGCCACTATCTCCGCATAGGGATAAGCCTTGTGGGTTGAAGAACCAGATAATGCCCATGCTATAACGAACTTCCTTTTGAACTTCCTCATGAAGTCCCTGGCTACTGAGTTTTCAAACGGAGTAAAGTACATCTCGCCTCTTTTGCCTTTTATGTCGTATCCTGCAAGTTTCAAGGTATGGTCGTAATAGTTGATGTTACACCTTGCCTCACGTTCCTCCTTTGGAGCGTGGTAGATATCCTCCCAGGGGACTACGGCAAGAGTTCTCTCTATGGACTCGCTGAGATTCAACACCCTGTCGAACTTGCCTTCAAGTTCTTTAAGATGCTCCTTGAGGTTGTCGGTGTCGGTGAATACGGTTATCTTGTCTATGTAGGGATTGTGACGTAGAATCTGTTCCCCGGTAATTGAGGTATCAACAGTAATGTGCCAACCATCTTTCTTCAACAGGGGGTAGATAGGAGTCGTAACCAATAAATCGCCTATAGCCGCGTACCTTCCAATGCAAATCCTCTTACTTGTCATATTCCCTTGCCGCTTCAAGTCCTAACTGTTCCAGTATGTCCAGATAGGCATACAGTTTGCCTATGGCTATCTTCTGCCTGTATGTCACATTTCCTCCCTGTAGATGACAAATACCATTGCACACTTTGGGCAGTACCATGGAAGCACCCCGTTGAACTCCTTTGCCTCTTCATGACACCTAAAACACTTCATTCCATTCCTATCTCATGCTTGTCAGAGCATTTCCAACAATAGAAAGGGGGATTCTCCCATTTGGGGGATTCCATCTCCCTGTTGCACATACAGCATTTTGTCTTCTTGTTGATGACCTGACGGTTCTTTGTCCTACAGGAAGCAAAGTACCTTTCCCTCATGTGTTCCCTTGCAAGTTCGGTTATGCTGGTATCTGGCATAAGTTCTCCGCTATCTGGATTATTTTGTCGTAATTATTCGTGCTGAATTTCTCATTAACCCTTGCCCTATAAGAACTACTTGAATACTCGCTACCTGGAAGCATCATGAGTTCAGCCGTATCTGCCCTTACGAATGTCCATTCCTCAAACTGTTCCCTTGCACCCGGCCATACATGAATTATCGGCTTGATTCCCTTTGCCATCGCCTCGATGACGTTGTTGGGATTCCCTTCGCTTATCGAAGTGCTGAGGCAGTAGTTCTTGTCCTCCCACCATGCATCCATCTGGGAGTGGTCTATATGGCTGTAGAGATATACTTTCCTCCTCATCTGCCTTACGATATCAAGATAGTGAAACGTAAACTGGTCCTGAATCGCCCCTGCGATATGGAGTTCATAGTCTTCGGGGAGCATACCAAGTATCTGAATAGCAAGAGGGAGATTCTTCTTAGGGTGGATATGGCAGGCCATCCCTATCTTCTTTCCATGTCCTCTGTTCCTAAATTTCCATCTGGAAGTGTCCACAGCGTTATAAACGAGTTCGGTCTTGGTCTGTATCCCTTTATCGAGGAATACATTATCAACCATCTGCTTTATCCACGAATTGACGAATATCAGGCAGTCTATCTTCGACCAGTCATAGGATATCCAGTTCTTGCTGAAGAGTTCATACCTCCTCATATACATGATATGCTTGGCTTCGGGATGGGTGTTCGCTTCTGCATCTGCCCACATATTAAGCACTACGTCTGGATTGTCGTTGACCATCTCATGCCCTGCCTCAAGGAACTTCCTTGGCATGATTTCAAGCCATGTATGCCCCCAGTTAGGGGAAAGTATCTTAACTCGCAAGGTGATTACACTCCTTACAAAGAGGCATTTCCTTCCCTTTCCCTTCCTTATGGGCGTAGTAGTACTTTCTGTAGAGCTTGCTGTTGAGTATCGAAGCCAAGGGATTGTCCATGATATTCCCGAATACGACCTCGTAATTGAAGTCAGAACAGCACAGGATGACCTCTCCTTTATGGTTGAAGACCAGTTTCTTCATGAACCAACTGCACGTTCCCTTCTCCTGATATTTCGGGGATGGGGTGCAATCTACCTTCCCTGCCCTGTTATAAAACGAGGGTCTAAGTTCAGGCATACCGAAATGGTAAAGGTTAGGGAACAGGGAGTCCTTCGCCTTCGTGATTCCGGCGAACTCCCCGTCATAGTGGTTCATGGCTATCTTGTCCACTCCGCTGTCAAACAGGGCTTGTATGGAAGACTGGTCCCTCAAACCTTCCCCGTTAGTAATCACGTTGACCTTGCAGTTAGGGAGCATCTTTTTGCATCCTTTTACGATTCCATGTATTCTCTTGTCCATCATGGGTTCGCCATTAAGGAATGGATGGATTTCCCCTACATAGTTATAGTCCAATAGTTGCCTTAAAATCCTCGTAAATATCTCAACGCTCATCAAGTCATCAGGAGAAGTTTTCCGCTTGGAATTAGGACACCATTCGCACTTCCTGTTACAGTAATCTATCGTCCCGATATTGACCGATTTGATGTTTTTAAGAAGATTCAGCCTTGCCGACCTCTTGAACAGATCGTCCTTGAAGTTGGTATTTACGTCCCAATCGTCTTCTTCCCACCTTGCATTGAACTCGTTGAGCCTGTCGGACATCCTCTTGCCTGCCCAAAATGCCTCGGCTACGAGGTCTAAGCCTTTCTCCCTATCCTCTCCCTCAATGTGTTTCTCTATGAAGTCGTAGATATCACGTTGGATTTCGCAGATGTAACGCCTTCTTGAAGCCCCGACGAGAAGCGTCTGTCTTGCGTCTTCCAGTGTAGTTACTTCAGCCATTTACCAACTCCCCATAGAATGATTCAAGCCTTGGGATGTGTCTTTCCATTGCGAATTCATGCCTTCTTTTGATGACGTTCGCCCTGAGTTCACGGTGTCTTTTCCACTGGCTTCCGAGTTCCTTGATGCTGTCAACTGTAACGCCCATTTCGTATTGGTTGATGATATCTGAGGATTCCTTGGCGTTTATCGCCACTACCGGGATACCGGCGCCGAAGTACTCAAACAGCTTGTTAGGAAGTGTCTTGTCCCACTGGGAGGATTTCAGGGTGTTTCCTACAAGACCCCAATCATGCCTTGAGATATCATGGATAAGCTGACGGAACGGAACCCCTGGATGGAGGATTGCGGTATCTTCGTACATCTTCTGTATTTCGGGTTCATTCCCTCCTGCGTAGAGATGGAAGTCCATGCCTATCTCCTTGCATTGGGTCGCCGTATCCCTATAATCGCAGTAGTGGAATCCCGTTGCTCTCGCATTATCCAGTTCAGATTGGCGTATGACCTTCCCTTCATAGACAAGACCCCCAAGCCATCTACCGAAGTTGTACCTGTACCACGCTTCAGGAAGGTAGGATGGGAGGACGAGATTCGGCTGGTTAAGCCCGAACTCTTCAACTGTGATATCTTTTACCGTTTCCGATACGAACACTAGTGCGTCTGCAAGTTGGAAATTGGTTCTCTCCTCTACCGTTATCCTTACATCGTCCTTCCCTTTGCTGTTTGCCTCATCATCCTCTTCGGGCGTGGAACGGGTAAGGAATGTGTCGTGTACATCCAACACTACGGGTTTGTTAGTTCTCTCTTTAAGAAGGGTAACGAACCAAGACGGCTCATTGTGGCAATGGTATAAGTCTACTTTCCCTGATTTCTCAAACAGGTCTATTGCCTCAATCAACTGTCCTGCATCCGTATAGTAGTGGACGCTCTTGTACCCCTCGGAGAAAGACGGTATCTTCTGTGCCATGAGGTGTACGTTGTGACCTGCCTCAAGTAGAGGAATTGCCATCTTCTGCACTCTTATGCAGGCATGTGCCGCTATGAATACGATATTGAGACGCTTCATAAACCCCCTAAAAAGTGGGGAGGCTTTTACACCTCCCCGATTTCACTACTTCTCGGTGTCCCTCATCCACTTGTTGTGAGGCTGCCTTGCATAATCAATGAAGAAAGCAACAGTCCCTGAGAAGGTAGCCGACTTCGCATCAGTACCATCATCAGAAACCGCAGTCGCAGACTTGATTGTTATGTAGCTTCCCGCGTCAACAACCCTGTTGGTAAAGCCTGTCACAGAGTTAATGACATACTGGGTAGCTGCGTTCCTCACCTGAAGATCGGAAGATGTCTCGTTTGAGCCGTCTACCTGAACTCTTGCAGGCACATAGTCGCAGACCGTTGCGCCGCCAGAGGTAGTTGCCAGTACGAGGTAGCCGAACTTCTGAAGACGGATCGGGCCTTTCGGATACCACCGGGTAACATGGACGTTCTTTGTAGCGTCCGTAGTCCCGAAGGTGAATCCTGCCGCCGTCTCACCGCCACACTTCTTGGTGAGTCCGAACCACTTGCGTTCGATAACTCCGAATCTGTCGTCATCATATTTCATATATGTTTTCCTCCTTTCCCGTTAAGCTGCGGAATCCCAACGGATGATAGTTGCGTTGGCTTCAGTAGCCCACTCAATCGCCCATCCGAAGATTCCGTACCATGCAATGCCCTTGGAACGCCCGTAGTCGGTTTCGACCTTCATCCTAATTCCTTCAGGAACTACAATCGCCTCCCTTACGGTGTTTGCGCCAAAGACGTACCCTGGGGCTGACTTTGCCTGCGCCCACGAAATAGCCGTTGCAGACCTACTGGTTGCGCTATAGGTATAGACGGATGCAAAGGTATCTTCGATGAGCCTTGTCCCGTAGTACCTTGCGATCTGACCTGCTACGACTGCATCGTAACCCTGCGAGACGTTGACCGCAGACGACTCAAAGGAAGTGAACAGACCTTCCATTGCGTCAACGCTGAGGATTGCACCGTAGTCGCCGCCGCATCTCGGATGACCTGCGATGTTCCTGTTCTTCAGAGCGTTAATCATCTTCTTCAGATGATAGACGTTCATCGAAGAAGTATTGGTTGCCGTTGCCACGGAGTTCGTGGTAAGCGTCCCGGTGGACTCGGTAAGACCCACATAACGAAGCGGGGTCTTCCTGAACTCTATCTCAACCGAACCATCAAGGACTTTAGCTGCGTCATCCATCAACGAACCCCGCATGATGTCAACGACCTGGAAGCGGGACAGTGCTTCGACCTTGAGGGAGAACGGGATTGAAAGGCCGTATTCGTTGACGGACACCGTACCCCAGGTGAGGGGCTGGGTTGCTTCAGGAATCGTGTTCGTCTCAGCCACGATACCGCCATAGGTTCCTGCGTTCCACACTTTCAGCCAGTTGACAGATTCGCCCTTGTTCTTGCCGAAGGCCTTCTTCAGCCCGCAGAACTGCCGGAACTTCATCTTCGGCTGATTTTCACGAACGAACTGCATATCCAGTTCTTCGTTGGAGAGATACCCGGATTGGGTACTCCACAGCATTTCATTTGCCATTGTTTAACTCCTTACTACCTCTCGTAGCCACGTTCCTTCATATAGTCGTCATAAGTCCATGAAGGCTTGGAAGACGTACCGGGTTCCTTGCCGGAGGTTCCGGGAGTCCGTATGGTAGTCGCTTCCTTCTTGGCTTCAAGTTTCTCATGTAGGATAGCCGTTGGGCTTGACCCTACAATCTTCCTGAAGCGGGGAAAGATGACATCCTTGTAAACCTTTTTCCATCCAGACGGGTTGTTTGGATAGACTAACTGGTTATCAGCGTCTTCAGACCACAAACGGGCGATTTCACTGGCAACCAGAGGTTCAAGTTCCACGAACCCCGGCATACCTTCCTTTTCCAACTCACTCGACACTGACATGACCTGATTTGCTATGGAATCCTGCTCCCTTTTCTGCCGATCCCCGAAGAACTCACGCTTCAATGACTCGATTTCAGACTCATACTGCCTTGTTTTGGCTCTGAGAGTCTTGATTTCCCGGTCATAGTCGGTGATTTCCTCGTCTTCAGCCGAAGGGGAGGGTTTTTCAGGCTTGTTGGTCAAAAGTTGGTCAATTTTGGCTTCCAACTCGGCAATCTTACGCTTCGTGTCCTTATGTTTTGACCTTTCTTCGTGAAGTGCTGCAAGAGGTACTGTTTTTTCTTCGGTTTTATGTGTTTCTTCAACCTGAACAGGCTGAATTTCCTCTACCTTTGTCTCTGTTACGGCAGGTTCAGGCTGTGTTTCCAACTTTTCTGCCGATTCTTCGCTCGTTACGGGAGCTTCTTCCGTCACTACAGGGGTTTCTATGGGTTTTGCACCCATTTCCTCCACCTGAAATTCCTGGTACATGGCTAACCTGTCCTCATCGGGAACCATTTCCACAGGTTTGTCAAGAGGCACAGTCTCCATTTTCTTCTTACGTCCCATCATATCCTCCTTTTACGTCCGTAGACGATTCAACAGGTGCGCCCTGCTGTGGCGAAATCAACTGCCTTTCTACTGCTGCTTCAAAAACGTACTCGCCTTCATTGCGAAGCATTTCAATTTCGGCGAACAAGCCATACTTGTACTTCTTTATTACCTGCTGCAACTCAATAATGGCTTGGGTATTGGTAGCAGGAGTAACCATGAAAGCCTTTATCGCACGTTCCACTATCCTGTCAGCCGCCTTTTTAAGAAGACCCCATTCCTGAGAGGTCTGCAACTTGTCGGCAAGTCCAGCCTGAGACAGCTTATCGTAGAGTTCCTTATCGTCTAATTCGTCATACATCAGATACCGCCCATACTCCCTGCCTGTAGTGCGTTTTCAGAGTTCAAGGTCTGACCGCTTCCCATCTGTGGCTGCATCGCACCACCTACCTGACCGCCGGCTTCGGTGGGAATCTGACCCTGGTTGATCTTTATGAAGAACTTCTCTACATTCTTCCTTCCTATCATGGGGAACAACTCTTCTGCGAAGGCTGCGGAATCGAAAAGCCTCATCCCTTCAGGTGGAATCCCGCCGGCTTGTGCCAAGGCTACCATAGCCTGATTGGACATCATCGCTCTGTCCCACGCAAGCATGAGGTTTCTTACTTCGATATCTCTTGACACCGTGCCATAACCCACCCTTAACGTGCAGTCAGCGTCAAAGTTGAGGTCGTAGATATCCCCCTCCATCGTCTTACCCTGTGCTGTAAGATCCTTCTTGAAGGAATCGTTGGCCACACGGAACACGGTGAGGTCTGTTTCAAACTTCTGGATAAGATAGGACAGGAGAGAGTAGAACTGCTTGAAGAACGTCTCACCTACTATTGCGCTATAGAAATCTATCTTAGCCGAGGAGTTGGAGTAATTTAACTGTGCTACAGTCGCCTTATCCGACTTCTCCTGCCCCATCTGTATGTCCGTAACTCCTGACATCTCCTGCATCATGCCTTCGTCTGCATTTGCTTCCATGTAAGAGGATTGCGTTACATCGGGGTGGTCTATCGGCATGACTGCCTGTGTAGCGTCATCTGCCATGACGATTCCACCGGCTCGTGAATTGACGAGTGATTCCAAGTCCACGTTGGCAAATCTGTTGACTATGTGCATCTTGTTTAACGCAAGAGAAAGGTTGTCCTTCCTCATGTTGAGGTTCGTGTTAAAGGATTCCTGTGGACCTTCAAGAAGTTCGGGAAAACCCTCTCCTATAAGTTTGTGAGGTTCGGTGAGGCATTGTCCCATAATAATGGGGAACCTGTTTCCATACGGAGATGGCATCGCCTTCCTTAATACCACGTTGTTTGAGTTCGTCACACAGTAGTAAATCGTACCCTGTTTCTTGTAGAAAGCCTCCCATACGACATACTTTGCTCCTATTATGGAATCCCTCTTTTGGTCATCGTATCTTCCAGGGGTCGGGTATTCCTTAGGACCTGGATTTTGAACTGGGTCAATCCCCTGAATGTAACGGGTAGTCCTTACGATGTTGTTGGGAATCGCCGTGGCAGTAGCCTTGTCCACGTTCTCATATCCCATATCCTCCATGTCCTCTTTAGATAGATAGCTTTCAAGGATGATATAACGCATCTTATCTACCGACTCAGCCGAAAGGTCGGGAAAGACCTGCTCGTTAGGATAAAGAACGAATTCCGGAGCGTCTTCCTTTGTATAAGGGTCATAAACCCAGTGGAGTTTCCCCACGCACCATCCCATAGTGGCGATGTTGTTCAATGCCCAAATGAACTTCATGAAAAGGTTCGCAGACTTGAACATCACGTCCCTTCGGTATTCGACCATCTTCTGAAGCACTCCGGCTTTGGCTTCGTCTTCAGGTCCACGAGCCTCTATCTTGAACATATCCAAATCTCTCATGAACATCGTGAAGAAAGCCGCCATCAGCCGCCAGATGGTAGCAAACGTCTTTCTGAAGAATATCTTGGAACGCTTGCGAACTTTGGAACGGTTCAGTTCTTCATCTGAGAACTGTCCTTTCATGAGTTTCAGGTTCTTTGCCCATCTGGTATCGTAGGAAGACCTCAACTCCTGTGATTCTTTCTGCCACTGGGAAATCTTGCTTAAAAGTTCCTGATCTTCCATATTGCTCCTTTAATAGTTAAGAACAAGTAATGAACCCTGGCGGCACTTAATGATTTATGCTCTGCATGACAAGCATCACAACAAGTCCACCTTAAAATAATTTCCCCCTTCTTGGAATATCCGTGTTTCTCTTCACTCCAAAATCCATGCTCTTGCATTTTTATTTTCCTATTGGCAATTCTCTTGGTTTGTAAATGCCTTTGTTATGCAAAAGAGAATCAGCCCATTGTGTAGCCATGCTTTCAGGGGTTATCGGGATGGTTTCAAAACGAGTTGTCAATGTCCCATCATCCTGTATTTCTTCTATATGCACCAACCCCATCCACTCGGTTTTTCTCACTATCTTTCCCATTAATATGCCACCATTTCGTTTACGGGTTCATAAGTCGGGACTTCCACCCTTGCAGGGAACCAGTTGAGATGCATCTGATGTATGTACCTCAAGGCAGCGTGTGTGTCATGCTTGCCTTCGGCAATCTTGTCGTTTATCCCCATCTTCTCTTCATTATTGGTAGCGTGTCTCTCCATCGTCTCCATCGCCCTTATAAGAGTCTGGTTTTCGGGAATGTCGAAGATGAACAGCATCGGTTTTCCAGAGACTTCGTGGATTCTCAGCTTCTTCTTGATTTCGTCTACCCCTGCGTGGATGGAGCCATCGAACTTCTCGCTTATGTCCAAAGCAGGGATGGCGTTCTTTCCTCTAGCCAACTCCTGAAAGATGTTCCTGCCCCCGAAAGCGTGGATTGTGGAATTAGCCGATCTATCGCACTTCGTCTTTCCCAGTCGGTAGCCTTTGTCTTTAACCCTGTCTGCCAAGTCCTGTTTAACGACTTCGGTATCAGCCTGCCTCATGTAAGTCCCACAGACGTACTCCATTCCCTCACGGTCTATGGCGAGTTCTACGCAGACCGTGGGTTTGACTAAGTGGGGGTCTAATCCTCTGTAAACGAGGTAATCTTTAGTGATGGTAAAGGGAGGTATAACGTGGATGCGTCTATTAAATAGGTTTCCATAGACCAATCCGCTGAGAGATATTGCTTCCCCGAAAAACCGCATGAGCATTTCATCGTAGGACTCGCACTCTGCGGCGATGTCGTCAACGACTTCGATGTTGACCGTTTCATTGGAAACCGTACAAAGTTTGAACAGCTCAATTTTGTCCTCCTTGCCTTCAAAGTTCCCAGAATGGAACATATCTGTAGCCCACGTCAGTCCTTTAGTGGGAGTCCAGTCTATCTCCATGTCCAGCCTCTCGGCGGTCAGGAACCTCAATCGGTTTTCCTTGAAGATGTCCTTCATGGGTTCTTCATCGAACTTCACCCAGTCGAGGTCATCGCCCTGGAAGCTCTCGGTATCCATCTGGTTCGTCATGAACTGGACTGTGGCGCAGAGTTCTTTCCCCCGGTAAAGGGAAAGCGTCTCATGCTGTGAGGAGTAGGAATCCGACCACGACCCGTTCTTTAGGTACGCACGAGGAACCCATCTCTTCCAACTCTCTATCACAACCCTATGTAGCTGCTTGAAATCCACCGCCACAACTCTCCCTCGCACCACCTTCTTCTTGGCTCTAGTTATGATATCTTGAAACTTTTCCCGGTAGCACTCCATAGACTGAGGAAGTTCGCCTGTGGATTTGATGATCCCGTCTATAGTACCGATCAGCGTCTTTCCGGCTCTGTTTCCTCCTGAGACACCTTTGATACCGCTTCTGCTAAGAAGAACGTCCAACTGGCAGTCCACTCTTAAAGGGATGTGTTCTGCTTTGATGTACTTCAGTAAGACTTGCCTCTTGTTGTCGGGAATCGTCCCGTTTGAAGGAACAAAGTACCAGAAAGGATCACTGGCTTTTAACTTGTCCAGCTTCTCCGCTAAATCACAGTTCTGGTTCTGTAACTCCTGAATCTCCCTTAGAATCTGCTCTCTTGTTCTCTTCTTAGGCCGTGCCATAGACGTACCAGGTGGGTAGGATAACTGTGCCTTCGGGAATACTTAACTTGCCGGAAACTGCTTCCGGTAATGAAATGAGGTGGGTTATCTCAACAATTACTTCTTCGATTTCCCCTCCGCTGCGTACAATGCAGCCAGGTATTTGCCTACGGAACCCTTCGTACAACCTACCTTCTTGCCGGTGTCCTTCTTAACTACACATTTTCCTTTAGCTTTGTAAGGCATCTTTCTTCCTCTTCCAAACCTCTAATATCTCTTCCATCTGGTCAGTCATCTTCTTGAATCCGCTTACTGATTCTTTCGGAATCACCAACCACTTTTTTCCTATCCTGTCATAAAGACATACACTGTTTTTCTTTTTACCAGGCATTAGACCCCAGTATGGTACACATCATACACGCTCGTATCTTCCGTGTGCTCGTACCAGTCCAATATCTTCCTTCTCAGGTTCGACCAGTCCCTTATTGCGTCTCTGCTTCCCATTTATATACCGAGTCGCAAATTTCGCATCAATTTACAATTATTGAACATCCGTTACCATTGATATCATTAAATTCACTGTGACTTGGGTTATAGCCAGACTCCCTATAGGAGTTACTGCCAACCACTATATTGACAGCTTTGGTTACTATCTGGACGATTTTAGTCACTGTGAATAGCCCTTTTGCTGATTGTCGCTCTCTGGGACTCCTACCCTAATGAACATATAATTTGTCCCCTAAGTAAATATCATGCCCCTTGTATGTGCTTGTTAGCTTGCCGTCTTCTACCCTTGTGTTGTCTATACAGGTAGCATTAAACCTATTGTCATCAGTAGATTCTTCAATTAATTTCCTGTAAAAATCAGCACTTACCTCTATCTTCCCTATCTTACCACTTAGAGTGTAACGTAATTCGCATAAACCCCTTAACATCTGAGTGGCTGACATAACATAATACCCTTTTGCCATTTCTACCTCTTTGGGACTCCTATAAAATTTTCACCACAGACCCCGGCCTTCCCTTCCCCTCCGGCCCCGTCTCCAAACATAGTTGCATGATTTGATAACGTCCGATAACCTTGTATATGTATGTGATTTGAGCCTTTAATAT